GGGTGTAATTAGAGAAATTCTAACATTCCCCGGTACTGCACCGAGAGTTGATGGGTCAAACGGTCAAGTCCTACAAACCAACGGTGCTGGCGTACTCTCTTGGGCCACAATATCCGGTGGGGGCGGCGGGGGCGGAGGAACGCCATCGGGTGTGGCCGGTGCTATCCAATTCAGCGACGGTGCGGCTTTTGCCTCCGACGATGCAAACCTGCACTACGACAACGCAAACAACCGCCTCGGCGTTGGGACAAATGCGCCAGCACACACGCTTCATGTTGATGGGGTCGGCAATTTTCCTGTGCGAATACAAGCAAACGAAGGCAATCTTCGGATAAATGCGTACGGCCACTTGCACATTCAAAACGACAACTCAAACCCCGTTGACGGCAACACCATAGACAGTCCCTTGTGGTCTATTGGTCAGCGTGATGGAGGACAATTTGACATATCTTTCGGTGCATTAAGCACAGCATTGGTTTCGTATAATGACCGGTTGCTGGAACTAAAGCGAGAGAACAATAGCCCAACGGGGCAGAAGCAAATTGGATTCTTAGGGGCCGCACCAACGGGCGCAATTGATGACAAAGGTGCGCCAATACAACCCATTCTACCAGTCCTGTTCAACCCAAGTCCCAACGAAGTAGAACTTGCTCTACGATTAGACTTGATTTTGGATGGCCTTCAAAGGCTTGGACTTTTCCTACTATGAGGTGAAAAAATGAATAAATGGCTTGATAAATATGTGGAAAAAATAATGGCGCAACAAATTGTGACAAACAGTATTTTTAAGAAAAAGGTGAAAAAGGATGAGCAAAAGAAAAGGTAAAATTGTTTATCACCCGCCGGAAAGGTGCTACACCAATGTGAACATTGAAGAAACACCCCACGGCTACAAGGTTTATCGGGTGGGCGAAAGCAGACACTTTACCGTCATTCCGCTATCAGCCGTAAAAGAAGTTCTATACAACAAAGGTGAATGAAATGGATATTGAAATGATGATACTACTTGCCGCAATCGCAGTGGGTCTTGGACTTGCTGGGTACAAAATGTACAAAAAATTGATGGCCGACGGAGAAATTACACTGGATGAAATCATTGATTTGGCAGAAGATATTAAGGAAATTGTAAAAGACCTCCCATCAATGTCCGCCATGAAGAAAATGAAGAAAGCCGAGTTAATTGAACTCGCAAACGAAAACGGTCTTGATGTTGATGGCACAAAGGCCGACCTTATTTCCCGACTCAAAGAGGCGAAAGAGGTGATTGAAAATGAGTCAAAATCTTGAACAACAAGTCGAAGACTTGGATGAAAGAGTCAAATTGCTTGAACAAGCAGTGTTTGAACTTTCAGTTATGGCAAAATACTTGCGATACGCTTTCTTTGCCATGCTTGCCTCTCTTGGCGTTGATGTACAGGGGATGATGTGATGGTGTATTACTGCTCAACAAGTGATGTTGGTTCTCGTCTTGGTCTTGACAGTACCCAACGAACAAGGGCAGGGAGTCGCCTCACAAGTGCAATCCGAAGGGCAACCATCGACATTGACCAAATTTACCGTGACTACGGTCGAGATGTACCAAGCAAATCAATCGCAGAAACCACCCTTAACGGCACTGTTTCTGCTGGGGCTACCACAGTGACCCTAACAAGCGGAGCGGCCTTTAGCAGTGCTGGAAACGGCAATATAGACGGTGATTCATTCTCATGGACAGGAAAGTCCACCAACGACCTTACCGGATGCACAGGTATTTCGTTTGACCACGCTTCCGGCGTCACAGTACAAGAGGGAGAGTTCGCTCACATCCTCCGTGAAATTTGTGCAGATATTGCCGCCGCATACTATTTTGAAGATGAGGCTGTTTTTCAAACATCAAGCAACAACGGAACAATCCGAGGCAACAACCTTCGTGAGCGTGGATTTGATAACCTCAAGCGACTTGCTCACTTAGGAAGTGTTGACTAATGCCAGCGTTTCACATCCGTAATCGCTCCGCAAAAGGAATGAGTGTCAACATCGACAACCGTTCTTTTAACCGAGCGTTTCACGAAATTGAAGAAGCAGTGGAAAAGGCTATGATGTACGCAAGCGGTTATGCTCTTAGTGCCGCAAAAGACCACGCATACAAGCATCTTCGAGGATTTATGGGTATGCACCCACAGGCACGAGAAGTCGCTAACTCTCTTGCCTACGAAAGAAGCGTAACATCAAAAAATGGTGATGTGGAACTTAACGCTATTTTTGGAAGCAAAGGACCGGATGGTCGAAACGGTGAGATAGGATTTGGTGTTCATACTGACCCCGACGATAACGGAGGAACATACAACATAGGAGCGGCTTTACAAGAAGGTCGAGATGCAGGTAATTTTGAATGGAATGCGCCCGGTGCTTTGGAATTTGGTCGTCAAGTCGGACCCAAAGGTAGCGATACTGCTTGGTACGGTCGTGGTGGTGGTGCTTACTTTTACGGTTATCTTGCTATTGATTACCTTAGTGTGGCAGAAGAAAGGTTTGAAGCAAGATTCCCAACACGAATGAAATACGAACTAAAAAAGAGGCTTTGATATGGCAATAGCAACAACATCCCAATTTTGGAATTACCGACTAAACGGTGACGACCCCACAAGTCCCGTAGGAACAAACAACGGAACATGGACTACCGAATCCGGTAGCGGTACAGACACAGATGCTTATTGGGTAGTAAATGCCGGTTACTGGAAAGTAGTTCCGACGACAGATGAATACACTATTTTTGCGACAATACAATACACTTCTGTTCCAACAGATGGTACTGTCTTGCTACGATTAGACAACGGAAGCAGAAAGGTCGAGGTTCGTAGTTCCGGTCAAAAAATTGAATTGGTCGGCGACCAAGCAGTTATGAGCGACGACTTAGACATTTCAATGACAGAATCTAACCCAACACCACTTATTCTCCGTCTGACCATAGATTCTTCCGGAAATGCAAAATTGTACATTCGTGAAATTACAGAAGACGACGACGGTCAATCAATGGTAATGTCGGCACTTGGAGCGACCAGCACTGCTGGAAAGGTTATCCGGTGGGGAAATACCGATGGGACTGTAAAGTGGGCCAGCGTTTATGCTACTGATACAGGAGCATTTGCTCCCGATGAACTCGCTCCTTCCGACTTTGCAACAGACACATTGATTCGCATGGGACTATCAGTGGTACAGGCACTACGCAGTAGTAGGCGCACATACCTCAAAACACACTTGGATTCCGGCTCAATCAAGTACGGGTACGACATTTCAAACGGTATGTTGTCAAAGATGGTGCCTCCGTTTGTCAATGTAGTGTTGCGTGGTCTTTCATCCCCTACATTTGCCGCTCTTGGTGGCGGTCGAATTGACCAACAGTACGATGTACTAATTTACATTACAAGTCGAGGAACGACTTACGAGGATGCGTACCGACAATCTCTCAATATCGCCGGAGAAATTTTCGATGAACTCTACACCACAACAGGTCTAAACGGAACAACCGACAGTCTTTTCGAGTACGAAATAGAACTGCAAACAAAGTTAGATGATGAAGTCACAATATGTACTCACTTGCTCACCTTGACTTATCAACGCCGCATAAACATGAGGCACCGATGAAACATTTAATAGACACCTCGCAGGTGAAAAACATATCGAGAGAGTGATTTTTAATGGCTATCCAAGACATGAACAACCGATATGTTGCAATCGGAAAAGAAGACACATACGGAACAACCGCATCTTCATCGTATGTTTTTGGTGATATTGACGATGAAACCATCAAGCACTCATACGATTTGCTTACCCGTGAAGACATGAGCCGCTACGGTTCTTCTAAGTCCGTCACCGGAAAGGAATACTCGGAAGGCGACATTAACATGGCTATGATTAACGACGATTTCATGGGTATGGTCTTGCTCGGCCTCATGGGTACCGACACCGTGACAGGTGCAAGCACACCATACACCCACACTTTTACAGAAGCAGGCACAGGTCACTCCTTTGAATTGGCAGTCGCCCGTGAAGAAAAAATTCACTACTACACAGGTGCAGTGGTTGAGTCCATGAGCGTGAACGCCGCAATCAATGAGTACGCCACTGTTGGTGCATCATTTATGGCCAAAGCAGAAGACTCACAGGGTCCACTTAGCGGATTAACCCCTTCATTCCCCGACTCAAAGCCAGCACTTTACTTCTCCGACGCAAAGGTCTTTTTCAATGGTGACACGACAGCATCCAATGCCGTCAAGTCAATCTCTTTTGATGTTGCACTAAACCGTGACGGAGATTCAGCGTGTGGTCTTGGTGACCGAACTTATGTTCGCGCTCCGCCAGCACAACGCCGTGAGATTTCCGGAACTATTGAGTTCAACC